TTATTCTTCTTACGCATTGATTGCAAAAGATAAATTATCTTATTCAGTTTTAAATGATTTAAACGTTTCTAAATCAGCGAAGTTTAGAAGCAAAGTATTGCCGATTGCAGCGTCAGCTATGAAGTTTGGAAGAAAATATAAGATTATTACTTCTGGTACAACAAACTGGACAGCTATTGGTGCTTCATCTTCTTCAGTTGGAACAGTGTTCTTTAAAACAGCAACATCAGTAACTGGTAGCGGCGGTTTTGTTTTTGAAGATTTATTAAGTTACGCGCAACAAACTTCCGCTACTTCTAATCGGTTGGTTAGATTTGTATCTCAAAGACCACAAGCCTCAAAATCAGGACTTTCTGTATATAACTCTCAATGGCAATGCTCTGCAAAAATAGGAGCTTTAGAATTAAAATCAGCGCCAGTAAAAATTTCTATAACATTTAACGAAACACTTGCAAATACATCTGCAAGAGGAGCAATAGATCCAACGTTATCTTATAACGATCCGCCCATAAGAAAAGATAAATAAGATGAAAATATTAAACCCATTAAGATTTATAAAAGGAGCTGGAGGAAGTAGTGCTCCTATACCTGCTCTTGTCCCGCCTCCTAATGGACAAAATTTAAAGAAATCAATATCTATATATGAATGCGTCGATTTGATTTGCGAAGGGCCAATTTATGGACTAGTAGATCAATACGGTAAAAAGGTTTACGGTTTAGACATGTTAAAAGGAATATATCTTAATGGAAATGCAGTAATGAACTATAAAGGCGAATACAATTATAGAAACGTTATGATGGAGATTAATTTTGGAACCGAAAATCAAAAGCCGTTAGTTAATTTTAAAAATGTTCATATTGCAAAACCAGTTAATTTTAAACTGCTTGGACCAATAACAACGCAACAAGATATAAGACCATTAACCCCAAGAGCTGGAGTTGAATCAAGAAATTTCACCCTATGGGCTATTAATTCGGAAGGGTGGCCAGATAAAGCGCAAGATCCTTATTTATTTATTCATAAAATTAAAAACAGAGACGTTAAAAAACTAAAAGTAAGTTTAGTTGTGGAGTCTTTAATGGATACTGTTTCAGAAGGAAGAGGAAAGGGGGATGCTGGAGAAATGGGTATGAATAAAGCATCAAGTTTAGATTTAATATTTAAATGGGGCGTAGAAGGAAGCCCTAATTACTCTTCAAAACGAATCCCGATTTCAGGATTAGTTCAGAGTCCTTGGGCTTATATGATTGGAAATGGAAGCACAAGTTATACGCAAGCGCCAACAACATCTACTGTTGCGGCAAGCTCTTCTAATCCATTAGTAAACAGAAACAACGGAGCGACAGTATCAGTAAACGCAGGAAGCAATCCAGCTACAGAAACAAAAGCGACAAATAATGCTGTAGAAATAATCAATTACGATTAAAATTATAACCAATGCCTATCATAAGAACAGCTCAAGAAGATAAAGCGTTAAAGATTAAACCTAGAAACTACTCTAGCGTTTTGTCTTTGATTAATTTCTTGACGAAAAGAAAGATGATCGACTATGTCCCAAAAGCAGTTAATAGATTAAACTATACTGCTGGTTCAGTAGGAACTGGAGCTGGAACAGCTAAAACGTTTAATGAATTAGCTAGTGTAACCTACGCAAAAGGAGCAGCTATTACAATTAGCGGAACGGCAACCTATTTGTTATCTGATGGAACAAACAATACAGTAATGCCAGCTATAAAAGTAATTGCTCAAATAGATGTAGCTAGAACAACTTCAACTTATCCAGCTTATCAAGTAGAGGCGACAGCAATTCAAATAAATTCAACTACTGGAGTATTCAGTTTTACTATTCCAGCTGAAATTACATCAAAGTTAGCTGTTGGACTTCATTCTATATATGTAAACGCGACTTCACCAGATAATTCTATGGTAGTTTTAACGGCTTCTGGGCAAAATGCGACAAACAACATTAGAACATTTGCAATAACAGCATAATAAAATATAATAATTTATGTCATACGACCCAAACGATCCTAATAGTGAAGGCGGAGAAAATGGACCAGTTGATCCAGTATCAGTATCTATAGCTGCTGATAATGAAGAGATTATATTGCCTGATTCATTCAATGGCAGAGATAGATACTTGACTATTGAGAAAATTACGCCAGAAACTATTTCTCCATTAGTTAAAAGAGATCTTAGCGTAGAGTCTGTAATCGAAATTGTTGATAGAAGTTTTTCGTATCCAATGACGGCGCACGCTGGGCTGAAGTTTGACTCAAGAACATTCTCTAGTCCTCCAAAAAGAGAATATGACGTAAAGATGAAGAAAGTTAAGATTCCTTCTAATTATTATCCTTTAGGTGGAAATGGATTAGATCGCCGTTATGTTTACGCTAATCCAGATTACGATGGAAACCCTAACGACTTGGATGTTGTATTCATGGTCGATCAGAACATGGATTTTGCTACTCGCTCTCTTTTAAAGAGAAACTTAAAGGATATGATTGCGAAAATCATTTCTGGATATAAGTATGTAAGATTCTCGATTTGGGAAACAAAAGCTAGTGGGTCTTATAAAATTAATGAGTCAACAGGAGATACAGTATCTTATTTTGGCGCTTATCTTGGAGACGAAACATTCACAGAAGTAGAGACTCCAGATTCTGTTGGAGCAAATCAAACCAATTTGTACAAAAAGTTATTTGATGCGTTAAGCTCATCTCCAATATCAGTGTCCGCAGAGAATATTGCGGAAACTATTATCGCAAATTTCTTTTTGAGAAAGAGTCAGTTTAGCATTAGCGATCAAGTTGGCAAAGCCTCTGAATCTAATGTAACTAAGCGTCTTTGGACTAATACTGTAAGAAAAGTGGTATATTTTTCTGGTACAGTTCCAGAAGTAATGTCTCCAGAAACATATGATACATTGTTGTCTCACGCTAGAGAGAACTGCATTAATTTCTATTATCTTCATAGCGATTCGGATTTCGCTGGCACAAGAACTTTGAGAGAGCTGTCGGAAGATACTGGCGGCGGAAAGTTCTGTATGATTCACGATTCTGACTCTAAACTGAGTCAGTTCTGTGATTCTAATTTCTACGATAGCAATAAAATTTACTATGGTAATTGGGACGGAACATTTAAGATTGGTTGGACAGATAATCCTGCTTGGGTTTTATATGACATCATTACTGATCCGAATTATGGTTTAGGTAATTACATTGATTCATCTTCTGTTGATAAATGGAACCTTTATGATATTGGGCGTTATTGCGATGCTGTTGATGACGACGGAAGGTTTAAAGGCGTGCCAGACGGTCAAGGTGGATTAGAACCAAGATACACTTGTAACATCATCTTCTACAACAAAGATCAAGCTTATAATATTCTAAAAGATATCGCCGCAATCTTTAAAGGGATTGTATTTTGGAACACAGAAGGATTCTCATTCTTTGTTGATAGACCAAAAGAACAGTTAATGAATTTCAGCAACTCGTCTGTTAAGGACGGAGTATTTAACTATACAGAAACAGCAAGAAATATGCGTTACACTTCTGTTGAAGTGACTTATAACGATAGATACGATTCTTACAAAACAAAAATCGAATACATTGAAGATACTGATGGTATCAGAAAATATGGTTTAAATCCATTTAAAATCAACGCCGCTGGTTGCACTTCTAGATCAGAAGCAAAGAGAATTGGCAGATACGTCATTAGCACCTCTATATTTGAGGTTGATACGGTTAGCTTTGTTGGAGGCTTGGAAGCGGCTTATCTTCAGCCCGGCGACTTGTTCACGGTAAGCGATGAGATTAGAAACGTTGCGAGAACATTCGGGCGTATTTTAGAGGTCGATGCAAACGCTTCGACAATCAAAGTTGATGGCGAGTTTAAAGACGGTTTGGATTCTGGAATCTATGTTCACATTCCATCTGGAAATTACGCTGTTTCAGACTTGAACGCTTTGACAGGTGCAGATGGAGGATTCACAGGTACGCTTGAACAAATTAGAGCAAGACGCCAAACTCAAGTGAAGAAGCTTAATATATCTGGCTATAATAATGCTGGATATGGTTCTGTAATTACTGTTACAGGAGAATTCTTATTGAAGTCTGCAATCGTTGACGTTCACGCAATCGAAGAAAGAATATCGGGATCGCCAACTCAAGGACAAACGGTTTTAAGTGGAATTCCTTATCAATTTCCAGCTAATACAATCGCTTCTGGAAATCCAAGATGGGATTCTTTAACCTTCAGTAATATATCTGGCGTATTCTCTAGCTTAGAAATAGATATAGATACAGTTGGAGCAGCAACATATGGTCAAATTATTGACTCAGTAGGAACTTGGACTGGAGTTGTTTCTTATGGAATTGGTACAACAAGCGAAGTGACGGTTAATAATTCTTCAATAGCTACTGCCACTTCAGAAATTAGAGCGGTAAGATTAAGTTCTGCTGGAGCTTTAATTACTGGATCTGCAATATCTTCATTAAATGATTTATGGAGTAGTGCAGTATTTACAGGAGCCTCTAACGGAGACGTTATCATTGTTCTTTCAAATGGATCACAAATTAGTAATTCATTTACTCCAAGCGCCACTTGGAATACTTACGCAGCAACAGAAGTATTTAAAATTGGAAAATCACATAACGGATCTTCTTCTGCTTTCGGATATTGCGCCGCTTTTATTAAAGGCGGAAGCAGAATTTTAGAAAGAGCATCCAAAACATTAAGCGATATTGGTAGTATCAAGTTTATATACAGAGACTTGCTAGCAATGAGTAAGCTCCAACCATACTATACAATAGTTCAAGCAGATATTGGTAATCAGCAACAATCTAGTTTTTCTGCTTGGAAGACTGGGACGAATTATAAAAGAGGAGTTTATGTTCAGGTGGATTCAAAACCATACTACGCAAAAGTAGATCATGTTTCATCTGCTAGTTTTACTGATGATTATTTATCAGCCACTCCTACTTTTTCAAAATGGTCGCTTGGAAGTAATTTAGGTTACTCTACAGTAGGATTTCCTAAAGATTTCTTTGGAAAAAACAAAGTTCTTGTTTCGACAGCTTTAACAACAGCTCATGTTGTTGACGCATTTAATTCTATTGGAATTGAAATGTACGAAGGACCGGGCGCTTTAGGTCAAACCGATCTTAGAAATTTAGCAGAAATTGATGGAATTGGTTACAGCGGATTAATTTACGGGACTGGTTATCCAATTGGATTCTATAATTTAGACTTGAGCACAAGTCCGCAAAACTTAAACTCATTAGAACCAGGCGGTCTTTATGTATTAAGCGGCTCTGGTGTTGAGCCTAAATTCTATAAGACAATCGCTACAAAAGAAGAAGAAGCTAATCTTTACGGTATTGTTGGACTAGAATATCATCCAAACAAAGAAGACTATGTAGAAAGAGAAATTGATGATACTTCATCTACTATCTATGTAAAATCACCTTACGATATTATTCTAAAACCAGAAGAGCCAACTAACCTGCTTTACAATGGTATTCACGGAGGAACAGGAATTTCTTTATCTTGGACCGCTTCAACAACTGATGTTGCTGATTTTACTGGATATAAAATATATGTTAGCAGACCAGATTACTCAACCGAGCATGATTCGGCTTTAACTGAGTTTTTCTTTGTCCCGAAAACAGCTTTAAGTACTGGTATTCCTATTAACGATATTTATGGTCAATATGACATTGATGTTTACGCACAAGGAAAAGCGCCATATAAATTCTTGTCTCGTTCTGCGGCTTCTAAAACGTTTCATGTTCTCCCTAATTCTACTCTGGTAGTTAATTATGAAGGAG